GACGAGCGGGCCAGCGCGTGGATGCGCAGCATCGAGAACACGGTGCGGTTCATGTAGAACACGGGGCGGCAGTTGCCGAACGACGGGATGCGGTCGATGGCGCGGCTCATCGCGTTGATGATGTTCACGCTTGTGCCGGCGGTATCGGCCACGAGCGCGGACACGTCGATGTTGGCGATGCGCACCACGTAGCGCCAGTCGCGCAGGGCCAGGCCGCACTTCCACTGATAGCGGTCGATGTAGGCGCGATACTTGCCGCCAGCCGCGTCGCTCACGGTATCGAGGCCAAGATCCTCATGCACCAGCCCGGCAGTCGAACCCTTCGGGTAGATGCCGTGGACGGTGTTCTCGCCCCAGCCCACCAGCCAGATCGAGGTGCCGTCGCCACCGGACACGCTGCCAACGCTGATGATGTTCTGGCCGTTGGCCGCGCCCGAGATCGTCGAGTAGCGCGGGGCCAGACCCAGGAACCGCTCGGGGTTCTGCTCGCTGTCGCCGTAAAACAGCGTCGAGGCCATCGCCTGATTCATCGCCTCGATGAAGGCCATGTTCTCGGACAGACGGAACTGCGCCGTGTTGCCGTTCAGTTCGGCGAGGTCCTTGTCGACCTGTCCGAAGGCTTCCAGCATCCCGCAGGCGTCGTCGACCTGCACGGTCGTGGACTTGGACTGCGGCACGCCGTAGTTCAGCTTGCGCCAGGCGACAGACGGCAGTCCGGTGCGGATCGTGGTGCGGTGGCCGGTGGGCAGGTTGCCCTCGATCCACAGCATGTCCGACAGGACTTCGTTGCTCTGGTTCAGCAGCTCGATGATGGAGGCGACCCGATCGTCGGGATCGCGGCGCTTTGCCCAATCGGTGAGCGTCAGCGCGGAGGTTCCAATGGTTGCCATAAAAGCTCCGAGTGGTTAGCGCCGGATGGCGGACAGAGATGTGGGGATCACATCACTTGGCGTCGAATGTATCAGCAGTGATGAGAAAGTCACAACACTGTCAACGCATTTTTTTCAGGCCAGCCGCAACACGAGGATCCCGTCGCCGATCAGCTTCGTCTGATACCGCTCGCCGTGCCGCTTGCCGCGCCTGCACGCCGCCTGGCGCACCATCTCAGGCGAGCGCATCGTCGTCGGAACGATGAAGAAATCACCCGGCTGCATTTGGCGCCAGGGGTAGCCGAACCGGAGGCCGAACGAGAACCGATTGGTCATCGGAACACGCGACCCGGTGATCGTCGGCAGCGGCTTCGGGTTCGGCATCAGGCTGGCATGGAACCGCCGTAGAGGATTTCAGCCAGAGACTTGCGGCTCTGCGTCTGCTGGCCGAGACCTGGCGCATCATGTTCTGCCAGTCCCTTGCCGATGCTGTGGAGCAGCTTGATGGTCTGTCCATAGCCAAGCACCCCCTCAAGCGCAGTCACCACGTCGGCAACCTTGTCCCGCGGGAAGAACTGCCGCGCGGCACGGCGGGCCAGTTCGAGGTTCGCGTCATGCTGCTGGCCCCATTCGGTTTTCAGGGCTTCCTGCTCGGCGCGGTTCTTGGCGTCCATCTGCTGGATGCGCTGCTGCTCGGCCTGCTGCATGGCCTGCTGCTGGGCGGCGGAAAACTCGTTCCACTTGTCCGCCAGGGCCTTCGCCTGCTGTGGCAACAAGCCGGCGTCCTTGAACCACTCGGCAGCGATCTTGGCGAACGAACCGTCGTCACCTTCCGGCACGGGTAGTTCGTAGGCGTCGGCCTTGTCTGGCGCGCCGATCGACTTGTAGAACTCGGCCCACTGCTCGGGCGTGGCGTCCTTGCCGGGCAGCTTGACCACTGGGGTGTCGTCGGCCTTCGGCGTCTCGGTGGTAACGTCCTGGCCAGCTCCTGGCGTAGCAGCTCCGGGCGCGGCGGGGGCAGCTCCGGACGTATCGGCAGCAGGCGCAGTATCGCCAGCCAACATCGACGCCGCGGTCAGCGGGGCTTCAGTCGTCATCGTTCATCTCCTTGAGTTTGTGCAGCTGCTCATCCGTCAGCCGCAGGATCTCCACGATGCGCAGGAACACCTCGCGGCGCCCTTCCGCGACCATCGTGGCGTGGGTGTCGATCTTTCCGTCCTTGCCGACGATCACGCAGGTGGAATCGACCCGACAGAACCCACGCAGGTCGGCCAGCACGCGCTGGCCCTCGTCGGTGTCGAACACCGCCCGGTAATCGCGGCGGCGGTTCCAGAGTCGCCAGAATAGGGATTGCAGCATCACAAGCCGAGACCGGGCACCATCTGGTTAGGAACGCTGGCGGCCAGCGATTGCGCCTGAGCGAGATCCTTCGCAGCCGACGCGGCCACGGGCGCGGCCTGCAGCACGGCTGCGAGCTCAGCCTGCTGCTGCTCTGCCGCCTTCGCCTGCTCCAGTTCGTCATCCGACAGCAGTATCGAGGATGGCACGCCGTTGATCTCAGCCAACACCTTAGCGGCCTCATCCATGTTGAACCGGCGGAACACCGAAGGCCCGGCCACCTGCGCCATCGGGGCCAGCTGCTCGAACGTGCGCATGATCGCAACGCCTTCCTCGGCGCGACGGGCACGCTCCATCGGGCTGCTGAACTCGATCTCGAACAGGCCGCCAGACTCCATCAGCACGTCGGGCATCGGCGGGAGCTCGCCGGCAGCAGCCAGAATGTCCAGCTCGCGCTCGACCATCGGCGTCAGGAACTCGGTTTCGATGCGGCTGGCGGTCGGGGCCAGCAGCGCGCCTTTCTCCTGCGCCCGCAGCATGGCCTCGGTGGCTGTCATGTTCGGCGTATCGACGAGGATCTGGAACAACGTGTTCCAAAAGGCGTCGTTGATCAGCGTCCGCTTCTGATCCATCATCTCCAAGCCGATGTTCAGGCTCTCCCCGAACTTCATCGGCTGGATCATCTGCCGCCCGTTGTCGTCAACGCCGCCATAGTTGATCGCAGCAGGCGTCAGGCGGATCGCGTCGAGGATGCCATCACGATGCGCCAGCAACGGCGGCAGCACCGCAAGCTGCGCGGCCTGGATCGTCGTGCGGTTCATCTCGTTGAGCATCATCACGTCTGGCAGGATAAGCGACGCAGGCCCGCGACCGTAGACCTCGCCAGCGGTGACAGCATAGCGGCTCACGGCGTATGGGAAGGTGCGAAACCCGCCCTCGGACACGATGCTGCGGTCATCGATGCTGATGAAGTACGACGCGAACGCCATGCCCTTGTAGTCCTTGCGGGACACGTCGGCATCGGTGCGCGGCTTGACGCAGTGGACAAACCAGAACTCCTGCTCGGGACGGCGCTCGGCAGCGTCCTTGATCGGCATCGGCAGGTTCTTCAGGCCGAACTTCTCGGCGGCCTGGCGCGCGGTCATGTGGAACTCGCGATGCACGAGGTCGATGACCCCGTACTCGTTTTCCATGAAGAACAGCTGCTCGACCGGCACCGTGCGGTAGTAGATCTGACGGCCAAGGCGATCGCCGATGTAGAGCGCCATGTTCCCGAACGCGCCCACGTCGAAATAGCACTCATGCACGCTGTTGTCGAAGTTCGAAGAGTAGCGGGCCGAGAACAGGCGCTTGTTCACTTCCTCCAGATACCGGCGCACCTTGACGTTCTCGGCGAGGCTGGGATCCTGCGGCTTCAGGCCATGCCACTGCTGATTGCGCGGCGTGACCAGCGAATGCATGGCGGCGGCGAAGCGATCGAGCGCCAGCGCGGGTGCGGCGTCGAAGATCTTGTCGGTCTTGCGCTCGCCCTTCACCTCGGTGCTGCGGCCACGCTGGCGACGGAACTCGGACTTACGCGGGATGATGCGCTCGGCAATGTCCTGCCAGGTCTTCTCGAAATGCACGCGCTGCTGCCGCATCCGCTCGTGCTTGTCGAGGATGTCACTTGCCCGAGAATCCGCCATGATCGCCTCCGCTTACTGACCCAGCAGCGACTTCGTGCCCACCGCGCCGGGGGCCATCATGCCGCCAGACTCGCCCGCGATGACGGACGCGGCGCGACCGCGGCGGCGCCTCATCACGTCGGCCATCTCGCGGTCGATGATTGTCTGATCGACGATCGGGGTCTTCGGCATCTCGATCGGAGCCGGAGGCGGTGGGGCTTTCGGTTTGGAAAACAGAGCGCTCATAACGTCCTCACGTGAATATCGCGTAGTCAACCACTGCATGCGTTTGCAGTGACGCGCCTGATTCTCTCACGGGCGCGGCAAAGGTCAAAGCAAGCGCGTCGCCGATGTCTGGTGATGGCAGGCCGCGCGCCTTGATGTCGTCTTTGGACTCAAGCTGAATCCGGTCGGTTGCATTGAAGCGATACGTCGGCGCGGCCAGGTCTTGCTTCAGAGCGATGTCGTTGACGATGCAGCCGCCAGAGCGGATCCAGTCGCGCATCTTGAACCACATCTCTGCTCGGCGGTTCGCGTAGCGGTCGTCGCTCGGTTTGCCACCGAATGCCACCTCGGTCACGCGGTGGCGCAGCTGGCGCAGGCGGTCGATCACGCCGGCTCCGTTGCCCGCATCCACGAACACGGCTGCAGGCTTCAGCTCGTCGATCGCCTCGGCCACGCGGTCGGCCAGGGTCATGTTGTCGATGCCTCGGTACACGCGTGGCTTGAGCATCTGCAGGCCGCGGCGCGGCACGATAACGCTGCGGTCGCCACCAAAGCGCGCAGGATCCACGCCAAGAATGATCGGCGAGAACCGCAGTTCACCAGGCTGGATCTCGCGCCGCGCGGCCTCCTCGATCTCTGCCAGGCTCAGAAGCTGGTCATCGCCAGACGCCGAGAAGTCGCACAGCATCTCGCGTGCAAACGACTGCTCGGACGAATCCTGCTTGATGCGCGCCACCTCGTCGGCGTCCAGCGCGCCCGTGTCATAGACCGTGAACCTGGCCGCGTGCCAGTCCTCGCGCCCGTCCAGCGCCTTGAAGAACAGGTCGGAAAACAGGTTCAGGCCGTTCGGCGTACCGATGAACAGCGCCCAGCCTTTGCGGTCAGCCAGGGCTGGCTGCAGGATATCCTCCCACGTCTCTGTTTTCACCTGCGCAACTTCGTCCACCACTACGCCATCCAGACGGACACCACGCATGGCGTCGGGATTGTCCGCGCCATAGATCCTGATGGTGGCGTTGTTGTGACTGAATCGAATGTACAGTTCCGACTCATTCACTTCCGCCAGGCCGGCAGCGATCAGCGGGCCGCAACGCTGCTTCAGCCGCTGCCAGGCGATGATCTTGGCCTGCTTGAGAAACGGCGCCACGTAGAAGAACAGGCCCAGCTCGGCCTTGAAGTTCAGCGCCGCATGGATCAGCTCCATGATGGCAACCTCGGACTTGCCGCCGCGCCGATGCACCGCGACCACGGTGAACCGCTTGCGCTGGACGTGGACAAGCTCCTGCCAGCGGCGGGGTCTGTAGCCGAGGTCAATCGTTCGATGCGTCATTGGGCTTTTGACCGACAGGGATGCCGGTGACGATGACCATCGGGCCACCATCGCCGCCAGACAGGCGCATGTCCGTCGTCGCCAGTTTCGGGTGCACATAGGGCGCGGCGTCCTTGGCAACCTGCGAAGCGGCCATGAACTCGCCTTCGTCGTACAGCTTGCGCATGGTGTTCAGCATCACCTCCAGCGGCGTGATGCCGTCCGTGAGCGCCTTCGCCGCAACAGCCTCGCGCTGCAGCGTCAGTTGGCTCTTAGATCCTTTCGGGCGACCAGCCCCGGGTCTTGCTCCACCTCTTGCCATAGCTCACCATAGATTTTTTCTGAATGAGGTTTCATCGCATTATGGCTGTTCGGCATATACGCCGCCCACGAGTTCAGCCCCACAAGCCGCATACCCGGCAAGATCAACCCTCAAGGCCAGGATGGGCTCCATCACGCAGGTTCCTCCACTTTGAGCAGCCTGCATGCTGGCTGCTGCGGATGCGCGGCGTCGGCCTGAACGTGTTCATACATCCAGCACTCGCGCACGGCGGCGGCCCAGGCTTCCGGGCTGGTGGTGGCAGCCCACAGCGGATCGGTCCACATGTCGGCCGACTGCATCGTCAGCAG